GCTTCCGCATATGATGCTGGCTCTTGCGAGCAAATATCAACGCGGTTGGCCTCTAAATCCAAAATCGTCAGGCCGTTGTCTAAAACCCGATCATTAATCGTCGCCATCAGTAACTCCTGATCTTAATGCGCTGCCCCGCGCTGTTAAATTTTGCTTCTTCGCTGTCCTGATTTATACCATCAATTGCACTTTGCAGCAATGCCGCCCATATTTGGATACGGCCATCGTCTGCCAAGTAAGGCGCACTATGCATAAGAGATCCGTAAAGGTACGCATCAGGATAGTAAGTCAGCAGCCAATTTGTAGCGTTACTATCGCTCAGTGCTGTTGGCTTACCATAATAAACCATCTCAATGGTATGATCTGAAGCTGGGGTAGGGAACAACTCTAACGATCCATCAGTAATAGCAAAGAACTGAGGTATGCCCGATGTATCTTTATTGTTTTCGCGCATCTCCATCATGGTTCCTTGACCGACCATCTCAAGCCGCCGCGTGTTGTCGCTTGTAAGGCTGAACCTGATTGGCTCCATAAAGTCAGAAGGAAAAGAAGTGTATTGTGCGCTTACAATAGCTGTTGATCTTTTCTCTTGCCGCCAATGTCTGATTTTGCGGTTGAAGTTAGCTTCAGCCAAAGCAATGAAACTAGGGATTGTTGACGTTAGGTCATCCCTGTTGAGAAAATCAGCTATGCTGGATTTTAGTTCTGTGTAGTTTTCTATTGGCATTACATAAAGCCCCCGTATCCAAGCAAGTTGTTCATTTGTCTTTGCTCTTTTTGCTTTTGGCCCTGCAAGTAATCCATAAAACCTGTCATCGGAACAGCCCCAGCAGCAAGAAATGTTGGTATGCCCTTTTTGGCAACATTTGCTATAAACTCATCACTTAATCGCAAACCAGCAACGGGCTGTAGAAAGCCATTAGCATCTATCTGCATGGGCTCAAGCTTTGCATTCTTATCTAGCCTACGAACAACATCTTGAAACCTCTTAGGAACAATGCGGTCATAAAACTCGCCTTGCCCTTTTTCTGTTCCATACGTCATGGCTCTGACCATATCGGAATTAGGAACGGCCATGACATCGGAACCTTCTCTGATCGCATCAAATAGATTACGGCGCAGCGCCATGTCTACCCATTTGTTTGTGCTATCTACGAAAGGTGCGCCCTCAGTGAGATTTGCACTTTCTACAGTCTCAACACCGTCTGGCTCACGGCGAGACAAATTAGACAATGGCTCAAGTTTTTTTATTGCTGCTACTCTGACTTCTTCTAACCCATCATATTCTGCTAATATTTTATTTAAGCTTGGAAGGTTTACATCTAAATTTCCAGCCTTTCTTAACCTTAAAAGGCGATTTAAATTATTTCCGTTACCTAAACCAATTTGAGTTAAGGTAAATGGCTGAGCAAATGGCAAATCACCTTGCACATATTTAAAATATTCGTCTTGCTCAACTTCAGGCCACTCATCAAAATTATCTGGCAAACTAACAATGCCACCTTTAGATTGAGCAGAGCTTTGGCCCGCTAAATCAATAAGACCTTCTTGGCGAAGCGTTGTGTATCCTTTCATTGCAATATTTTGATTTATTGCATCAATGTCTGCTGGGGGAAGATCCTGCAATTGTTGCAAGGCTCCCATACCCTTTCTATTGTATTCATCATTTATTTTAGCGACTTCTCTTTCAAATTCACTGCCAGCAATCATTTCTTCTCTGGTCTGAAGATTAGACCCAGCTTTTCTTGCCTCTTGAGCAACGTCAGATTGTATTTCACCAACCAACCGCACATCATCGCCAGTTGTTGAGGGAAACCTTCCCGTTCTTGCGTGAGCTATTAACCCTTGCCGGTAATTGTCATCAAAATGACTGCCCCTCGCCAACGCGCTTGGATCTATTTTTCCTGTTGGGTCTACAAACTGATATAGCTTTTCATTATAATCCTCTGCGCCTTCAGTGAAGTATTGAGAATATTCTGTATCACCCTCACTAAATTGCTGGTTATAATAATCATCTGCATCGCCGCCTAAATATTGCTCAAAGAACCCCGCTGGATCCCTGTCTGCTTCGTACTGTGCGTTATCTCTAAGACTTTCTTCAGCCATATTGCGAAGCTCATCTTCACTAAAATAATCTAAACCAATTTCTTCATCATTTCCAAATTGTTTCCACTGTCCGTTGTCATTCCTTACATATACCCAATCACGATAAGCTTTTTCTGTAAACTCATCTGCACTTTCATAACCCAGAGCGTCAGCAGCTTCTTCAATTTCCTCTGCATCAAGATCATCTATTGTGGAATAATCCCCACTATCTCTAGCCATTTCTGGCGCGTAATCAGTCCGATAATATTCAACCTCGTTATCTAATGCGTTTTCCACATATTCATTGACCATTTCATCTGCTGACTTTGCCTCACCGCCAAGCTTGCCAAAGCTTTCAAACAAGCCTTCTTCAATCATGTCAGTATTTTCAGATAGGTAATCAACTAAAGCTTGCTTAGTGACCTTCTTGCCGCCAAACTCTGCGTCTGCGCCAGACCAATTAAGCTCATCAGCCTTTGCGCCCTCATTCAGCATCATCTTGCGTAATTGCTCGTAAGTGCCTTTTTCTTGCTTTAAACCTTCAGCAGCCCGCAATGATGGACTATACATTTTAACATCTTGCCGACCTAAAACGCTTGGGATTATCTCTACATTTGCAGAGCTAAGAGATTGTGGCGTTCCACCCCGCTGAAATACCTCACCAACCATAGATGGATCTGCTTGCATAATACCACGACCCAAACCGGCAATATCCGCTCTGGCAGTAGGCGCTACAGTATCAAGTAAACTCCCCAAAGCCTTGCCCGCAGGAATAGCGCCAAGCAACGCCGTTCCAAGCTCAAGAGCAACCTGACCACCCTTGTTAGCTGCGCCTATGTAATTACCTTCACGCAAATCTTCTGGTATATCTGCGCCACTATAGTAAGCATCTTCCAAACCAATAGCAGTACCAAGAACGGGAGCGAAATCAGCACCAACAGCGCCAGTAGTTGCATATGAGGGGTTGCCGGTTGTTTTTAGCAAGTAATCAAAAATATTCTCTCTGATAGATGATTGGCCCGTTTTTGCCCGCATAGCTCGTTCTAACTGAACTGGGCTAAATCTATATTCACCCTCACCATGAACATCGCGGCGCTGATAATTCCCTAGATCATCTTGCACAAAATCTGTGACGATAGGCGCTTGCTGGGTTTGATATACATTTACAACATCGCCAAATATTGCATCAGCTTCAGCCCTTGCCGCTGCCCCAAGCTCTTCATCCTGCATGATTTCCATTAATGTTGGCATTTAACACTTCCACCTTTTACGCGCAGCCTTGCCCCGCTCACCCGTCCAGCCCTGTGATCTGGCGCAGAAAGATTTTTTGCGAGCCTTCTCTTTCTTCGTTTTCGGGCTAGGCGCAGGAGCCTTCAGATTGCTTCCTGTAGCCTTGTTATACCTTGCCCTACCCTTAGCCGTTAAACCACCGCCACGCTTTACAGACAGCTTTTCTCCGCGCCCTACTGATAAGCTTGGGCCAGACTTTCGGCTTTTAGGTTTTGCTTTAGCCATTACTGCATTGAACTCATAATCTGATTGAGTGCTTGCTGCTCTCTAAATTGTTTTTCTTCTAGCGGCAGCATTGCATATGCCTCAACACCCATTGATTGAGCCACCGCATCACGCGCCATTTGCAGCATCATATCCTGACCATAAGTAGTTTGAGCAGTGTTATAAGATGATGGGACATCAGGAGCTTGACCCATTTTTTGCCCTGTCAAGTAAGATGGCAAAGATGGCATTGTTCTGTTTTGCGGCATTACCATATCATAAGTAGAACCAGCTTGCTTAGACATACCATGATAATCTGCGCCCATTGGATTTACCATTGATGGTTGCGAATTAACTGTAGATGCCCCTGTGGATGCTGGCACCGGCGGCTCATAAAACCGGCCACCCTCATCGTAATAACCAACGCGCTCACTTTGATTTCCAGTAAGCATATTGGCTATATTGCCTAGACCACTAAATGCTCGCGCACCTCTAAAACCACCACCGCTTGCCTGTGGGCCACCCTGATCGAACATATCGGTCAAATCGCGGTAGCCAATTCTTTCACGCGGCACATCACCAGAACCTTTAGGTGCAACCTTCATCACGTTTAGGATATTGGATATTGGCCCACCAGCAAAATACGTTCCAGATTGGTTTGCCCCGCCACCATCAAACGCATCAGTAAACGCAGAAACATATTTGCCCCTATCGTCATAATAACCAAAACCACCGCCACGACTGCGCGTGATAGCAGATTTACCAGATTTTGTCTCAGGGTTTACATCTTTTTGACCACCCTTGCCACCAGAGCCAGACTTTGTTCTATCGCTGGCCTTTGGCTTATTGCCACTGTCAGCCCTCACATGGGTCATCTCTTCTGCTGTGTACTGTTTAGCCATTATTTCTTCTTACCGCCCTTGCGGCCCTTTTTCTTGTATCCGCAGCGCATATTATTTACCCGCCATTGATTTCATCAAACACTGACCGGCTTTCTTGCAAGCGCCTCTAGTCGGGCATCCATCACAAGGTGTAAAGTTCTTGCCTGATCCATCCATTACGCTGTCCTTTTTTTGCTTCCAGTTTTCTTTGCAGTCTTAGCCGCAGCCTTAAAAGCCTTATCAGTAGGCGCACCCTTTGCACCCTTCTTACGCATTCTCTCACCAGATCCAGCTTTAATACGATCTGCTTTAGCATGAATATTTGCGTAAAGACCCTTTGGCTTTTTCTTTTTAGCAGCCATTACTCACTCCAAAATGTAGCAGTAACAATCCTTGTCGCATCAGCCACAACGCTGATGTTTTCGCCAGCCTCTACAACCAAGCTTGTACCAGACGCGTTTCCGATCCGCGAAGATGAGCCATCAGTAATATCACCAGTTGGCTTTGCGGCAGTGCCGTTCATGTTGAAGTAAAACGTGCCATCAGCAGTGAGTGTGCAGAAATTAGCGCCAGCAGGAACCAATAAATCTTCCGCAGTGCCAGAAGCAAGTACACGGCAATTTGCATAATCTGATAAAGGATAGACATCATCGATAAGATGACCAGATGCGTCTTGGGGCTGGGTATATGGTAGCATGAAGGTTTCTCCGCAGGGTTTTTTTGCACCCTACCACATTAGGCTATCCCGCGCAAATTCCTTCTAATCGGCTCACCCCAATCTTGTCGGGTCTGCTTTCCAACGGCTAAATATCGAAATGCATCTGCGCCGTGAGATGTCCAATCGTGCAGAGGCCTACCCCGCCAAGTCTTTAACCGCTCATCAAATTCTCTACGGTATTGCCGCAATGCTTCAATGCCTCTGGCGCAATCTTCTTCATCAAACCAACACCGTGCAATCATAGATCGTGCCGCTTGTATTCCGTCATCTACAGGGAGCTTTGGCGCTATCGTGATGTCAGATATGCCCAGCGCATCTAAAGTTTCTACGCGACTCTTTCCTGTTCCTAGCTCTTTAACTTGCACATCGTGCGGCAAGATATGCTCAACGTAATGATATCCCTTTTCGCTCAGAACCTTTGCGTAGTGGTCTAAGCCAACCCCGCTGCTTTCATAATAATCTATGATGCGGATCTCTTGCCCTACATACTGAGCAAAGAATATGGCCGTGCTGTCACCTATGCCAAGATCCCATGCAGTTGTAACGCCGACTGCTGGATCGTAAGGAACATTCGTCACCCTACCATCAGTCGTAGCCGTTTTCATTTCTTGCGCGTAATATGCCCCTTGAATTGCTGCTTCAAAGCTGCACTCAAACTCTTGCTCATAGCGATCTTCGCCCATCGTGCGTTTAGCTTCTTTAAGTTCATCCGCATCAAGAATATTTGTCTCAGACGCTTTGAACATCCTGCACCACCAATCAGGATGGTTCTTCGCATAGTCATACATTTCCCAAAATTCGTTCTTGCCTTTAGGCGTCCCAATTATTGTGGCGCGACCCTTTCGATCTACGATAGCCGGTCTGATGACTGTGGGCCATGCTGATGCAGGGAAGTCTGCCATTTCATCAGCCACGACCGCATCAAAATATAACCCGCGCAAAGCATTGTAGTTATCAGCACCAAACAATCGAAACCGCGCACCATTCAGGAAGTCTATGCGCAATTCACTGTGGTTTACTTTTATCTGTGGAATATCTCTGGTGAACTCCAATGCATAATCCCATGCGACTGCTTTAGCTTGGGAAAGGTATGGAGCGATATAAGCCACCCTGACGTTAGGTAGATCAATGGTTAGCGCATCTCTGATAAGATCATTAACCGCAGCTACAGTCTTACCAAATCGCCTGTGAGCAACCAGTACTGCAAAACGCTCTGTTCTGTCGTGAAACTCTCGCGCTTGTAGCCTTGGCGTGTAGTCAATTTCTATGACTTCCATTTGATAACAAACTCATGCTCGCCTTGTGCGCCAGAGCCGGTAACTTGTAACGGCAAAACCTTTCCCATAAGCGCCATGAAGGCAGTTGGGTTCGCTTCTGCTTGCAGTTGAAGATAAGCAACCATGCCACGTTTGCCACCAGCTAATTCAGCAGCTTCTAAAATCGCGTCCTTTAAAAGCTTACTGTTTTTATTCTTAGCGCCTTTAGGTCTACCCTTCCCAGCAGCGGGTGGTTTATTTTTCACTATGTTAGTATCGGCTTCAACTTCTGGTTGCATAAGTCCGTCCTTAAAGGGTGCGTCTATATGTTGTGTATAGTATGCTAAGAACCACTAAAAGAAAAGACCCCCCTCGTTGCAGTGCGAAACCTAGCCAGAGGGGGGAGTTGAGCAGATTGAGGGTAAGACGCCCAATTAAAAGCCTAGCATTCTTCAAAGCGTTTTGCAAAACCTATTGCCTCGCGGTATGGCAGAAGATCCTGATCGGTCACAAGCCCGCGTTCTACCAATGCCTCACCTAGCTTGCCGTTGATCCAGTTCTCACCAACAGCCTCGCCGCGTTTAATCCTATCAGCATTGATCTTGTAGGTGTCGGGCTTCCAAGGCCCAGAGGCAACGTCACGGCCACTGGCCTTATCAAAACAACTCTTGATGGCCGTTGCTATGTCAGATGCTTTCGGCCATGAGCGCGAAGTATGAGCAGCCTTAATCTTTAGCGCCGCGCGTTCAAACGTACCTGAGAGATGATCTGGCGTAGTCTCGTTTGGGAAAAGCTGGTTCAGAGCCTTTGCCGTTACATCAATCTCATCCTGCTGCGCTGTCTCGCTGCTGCGCAAATGGCTAGGGATGGAATAGCTGCTTAACATTGCTGCGAGATGCCGCTTAATCATTTCTACTCTTTGACCATAATCCATTACACTGTCTCCCGTTTTGCTTGCTCAATATTTGTCATAGCTTTTTTATAGCTATCAGATTTCTCACCATGAAGTGATTTAAAGAACCATTCAACCTCTATGCTCTGCCACCCCTTTTCTTCGCACATAGCCAAAGCATCAGATGGTTCACCGCCGCCAACAAAGATCCACCGTAACTTCTCAGACAATCTCTTAGCAGCAGTTTCAGTAAGCGGCTTCTTGATAGATTTGCGATATGCAATGAAACTGTCGGCAGCTTCTTCATCCATCAACCAAGTAGATAAAATATTTCTAATATTATTACTTTGTTTATTAACTGGTTTATTATCTGGTATAGGTTCGCCCTCTGGGGCCAATCCATTTGCCCTGTGGGGCAACTCGACTTGCCCTGTGGGGCAGTACCACTTAGTCCTATCGTAACCTGATTTATTGAACGAACCAGAGATAATAAGACCGGCATTCTCAAGCGCAGCCAGTGCTGTTCTGATCTGCTTTGCCGATAGGTATGGAAACAACTGCTCAAACGCTGAGATGCTGTTATACGTCCAATAAGCGCCCTCATGCTTATGACGATTGTTTGCTGCATTCTTCTCTGTCCAGAACAGAATGTTTTGATAAATGACAGCCGCGTTGACGCCTACAGCGCAAGCAATTGCTGGATTGAAAGTGTGATTTGACATCTTGACCCCTTTAAATTTAAGTCCTCATAAGCTATAAGGGGTTATATGTGTTCTCCAACACTGTTTACCCCTACGAACCGTCAGCATGAACAAGCTGGCGGTTCTATTATTTCTGGCGCTCAAAATAATCTGACAGACGCTCTACTGTTTCGTATCGAATTTTGCCAACGCCTTTACGCACATTGTATATAGTCCAGCGCGATAATCCAGTAGCATCTGCTATGGCTTGCACCTGACGATCACCAAGCATCTGCTGGATCTTATCAAGGCGGTACATTGTACTAACTTCCATTTTTTTCACTCCATAAACAATTATGGGGTTGTGCATAAGCTACATCGCTGATAGACACAACCCACAAAATGCAAGTAGGGGTACAAAATGCATAAACATCCAACACCAGCAGAAATACAAGCTGCTATCGTAAAAGCTATGATTGAGATGGCTGTAAAAGAAAACATCTCGACGCATACTGTAAGCCGCATGATTAAGGCTGTAGAGACAGGCGTTAAAGCTGCAAACTTTCACCATGATTTGACTAAGGAGATAGCTGGCTATGCAAGCTAATAAATTTCACCAAGCAATGGATCTTGTTGCTGAGCTTAATAAGTCGCACGGTGTAAAACAGCGCGGCGGCAAGCAATACACAGAGGTTGCCAAGCGCGTAGAAGCTTTCCGCATGTCATTTGGCGGTGATTACGGCATCACGACTGAGATTGTACATAACGATGGCAAGACAGTTATTGTGCGGGCTTTGATTGCTGACAAAGATGGCTTTGTTGTTGGATCTGGTCTTGCAGAAGAAATACGCGGATCATCACATATAACTAAAACGTCTGCGGTAGAAGTTTGCGAGACTTCTGCAATCGGGCGGGCGCTTGCCAGCATGGGTATGCATGGCGGGCAATATGCGTCATCTAATGAGATGGATGGCATATCTCGCAAGGAAGCAGCACACGCTGAACAGTCTAAGCCAGCGATGGAATTAGACATAAATGCCAGAGTAGATGCATCTATAGAATTTTACAAAAACTGCACCGCGTCAGCTTTTGAGAAGTTTGAGCCAAAATTTAAAAAGCTCATCAACAGTCAGGGGCTAACGTCAGATCAATATGACGCGCTTTTTGATGCAATGATTAACCGCAAATTGGAGCTAGGAATATGAAAGCAATTACTATCGTTGGGCGTCTCACCAAAGACAGTGAAGTTCGTCAGAACGACAAAGGGGGATTTGTCACCTTTTCTGTCGCGGTTGATGATGGTTGGGGAGAAAACAAAGGCGTGATGTTCTTTGATGTATCTTATAACCGCACACAGGTGGCGCAGTACCTAACCAAAGGTACGCAAGTAGCCGTGACCGGCGATTTAAAGACCCGTGAGTACAACGGCAAGACTTTCTTGGGTGTTAGACCATCAGAAGTTAAGCTGCTTGGTGGGCGCTCTGCGGAGCCGGTAAAGTACACCGATCATCAAGCCCCAGCGCCTAATAAGGATCTGGATGATGAAATTCCCTTTTAGGGGTCAATCAGGGGGTGGGTCAGGTTTGGCAATGGTGCATAAACTTGGCAGGAAGCCCACCCCCACAAACATGTGTTTAGGAGAAAACAATGGAAAATAAAAAAGTTGAATGTTTTGTTGAAACAATAACACCAATTATTGCAGCAGAAATGCTAAAAAATAGAAACCCAAACAACAGAAAATCAAATGCAACAAATTTTGGGAAATATAAGCGTGATATGGCTTCTAATAATTGGCAGTTAAATGGCGAAACAATTTGCGTTGATTGGAATGGAATTTTAATGAACGGCCACCATAGGCTTCATAGCTGTGTTGCGGCAAATACACCGTTTCAAACAGTAGTGGTTAAAAACTTAGATCCAAAATGTGTAAAAACTATTGATAGTGGAAAGAAAAGATCATTTGCAGATCAATTAACAATGGACGGTGTAAAACACGCATCAAATATATCTGCTGCAATTATTTTTTTAGATCAGTTGGCACATCAATCTATAAAGAAAAGTGGTTTAACAAATACAGAAATGTATGCAATCCACAACAATCACCCTAAAATTGCAGATAGTATTCTAAGATGCAAAAATGCTTTTAGTCCAGCTACATCTTGGCTTCCTGCCGTTCATTATATTGGGTGTATTTTAGGAGAAGAAGCTGATGCAGAGGCATTTGTTGAAGTTTATGCTCATGGTCAAAAAACATATGAAAATGACGCTGCTCATTACGCAAGAGAGTGGTTGCTAAAAGATGCGTCAAGAAAAGTAGGCAAATCAGATATAGATTTTCGGAAAAAACTTTTCATTAAATCTTGGAATTTGTTTGTAACTAAAAAGCCTTTAACAAGATTAAGAATAGAACCAAACTTTGAACTAAACGGCTTTACAAAAGAAGTCTTGAACGGTTCTTATGCCTAAAATTCAAGTACACCTAAAGAGCGGGCAGTTATTGCCCGTTTCTCAATACGATGCACAGCGCATGGAAGATTTTGCTGATGGTCAAGTTTTTAACCTGACATCTACCGGCAAGAGATCCAACCCGCATCACAATCTTTATTGGGCGGCGCTGCGCAACGTATGCAAAGACACTGGCAAATGGCCCACAGAAAAACATCTGCATGATGAGCTAAAATTTGCGTGTGGTTACTACTCAATGAAATACAATGAATTGGCTGAAGAATTTATGCGTATTCCAAGCAGCATTTCGTTTGACCAGATGAGCCAGCAAGATTTCATGAAATATTTTGAGGCAGCTATGGAAAAGCTGTCAGAGGCAGTCGGATATGACCCCCTATCGTCCTACCTATGAAAACAAAGAGCATCTAGCAAAGGAGCAAGAGCTTGCTGAATTTGTTGCGAGCAAATGGCAATGCGTTATGCGAAAACAAGATAAATTTAATCAGTTCGATTATGTCGCAATGCGGGGCGGTAAGGTTACAGCATTCGTTGAACTCAGGTGCCGATCCAACCCCATAGATAAATATCCAAATTGTTTTATCACTTCCAGCAAGCTTGCCCACGCACACTCAATGCACGGTGCGACAGGCTTGCCAATCTTGTTTCTGGTCAGTTGGGTTGATGCGATTGGCTTTGCAGACCTTACAAAGAAATACCCAATAACTGTTGGCGGTAGAACTG